AAGAGGTTACAGATATTGCCGAGCTTAATCTACGCAAAGCGGTGATCAATGCTGACCCGTGGGCGCTGAAGTATCAACTATCCACGAAGGGCAAGAATCGCGGTTACGTTGAGCGGCAGGAGGTCACCGGCGCGGATGGTGGGGCAATCGTAGTCGAGTGGGATGACAGCGAAAACAACGATTAAGCCGCACCTGCATCCCGGTCAATTAGAGGTTCACCGTGACCCATCACGCTTCAAGGTACTGGCGGCAGGGCGCAGATGGGGCAAGACGCGGCTCGGCGTTAACGAGTGCATCGGCGTGGCGATCGAAGGCAAGCGGGCGTGGTGGGTGAGTCCGAGCTACAAGACCTCCGAGGTTGGCTGGCGACCCCTCCGGCAGCTGAGCCGGAAGATACCAGGTACTGAAATCAGGCTGGCCGATAGGATGGTGCTGTTTCCTGGCGGTGGGTTCGTGGCAATCAGGAGCGCGGACAATCCCGACAGCCTGCGCGGTGAAGGGCTTGACTTCGTGGTAATGGACGAGTGCGCGTTCATGCAACCAGAAGCCTGGAGCGAGGCGATAAGACCCGCGTTATCAGACCGATTGGGCAAGGCGCTGTTCATCTCGACCCCGCGTGGGCGTAACTTCTTCTGGGACTTGTACCGGCGCGGTGGCGTTGACCCTGATTGGGCATCGTTCACCTACCCGACAAGCGCGAACCCGTACATTCAGCCATCTGAGATAGAGGCGGCGCGCGCTGAACTGCCGGAGATCATTTTCAACCAGGAGTATTTGGCGGAGTTCGTTGACAGCGAGGGCGCGGTATTTCGCAGGATAAGAGACGCGGCCATCCTGCAACCTCTTGAGCAACCGCTTGAGGGTCACCAGTACAGCGCTGGGGTGGATGTGGCGGCGGCGGTGGATTACACGGTTATCACGGTGCTGGACGTGAACACGCGCGAAATGGTGGCGCTTGACCGATTCAACCGCGTGGATTACCCAGTGCTGGAGGACAGGCTTCTTGCCACCTACCGCAAATGGCATCTGGACGGGATGGTAGTGGAATCGAACAGCATTGGCGCGCCGGTGATCGACCACCTGCGAGAGCACGATATTAACATCATTCCCTTCACCACGACGAACACGACAAAGCATGACATTATCCAGAGATTACAGAGCGCATTTGAACACGGACTTATCCACATCATTGACAATCCAATCCTGGTTGGCGAGCTGCTATCCTACGAGAGCAAGCGCACGCCGTCGGGCAATTATACATATTCAGCACCAGAGGGGCAGCACGACGACTGTGTGATGTCCCTCGCGTTCGCGTGGTACAGCATCAGCAACGACGCGTGGCTCATCAGTTAGGAGCAAACATGGCGAAAACAAAAGGCGTTAGCATCAGGGACTTGGGCGAAAACCTCAAAGGTATCAACTTTGAGATATTTGGGGGCATTGACGGGTTTCTGGCGATGACCTCAGGCACGGGGGACAGCGACATCGCGCAGGCGCAGCAGCTCAGGCGCGTGGTGCCGTGGCTGGCAAAGGCGGTGGACATGACCGCCAACGCCGTGAGCGCACTGCCATTTGGCATACTGAGAGAGAACGGCGAACTGTACGACACATCCGCCGATTGGAAGAACAAAACGGGCGGGCTTGAATCGCCGGAGTCGCTGTTCTATATGCTGGCATCGAGCCTGTGCTTCGGGCGCGCTTACCTCATTCCGCAGCTGACGAGCCGGGCGATCGTGGAACTGCAATACTGCGCACCGCAAACCGTGAGGGAGGAGATAGGGCGTGACGGCGTGCAATGGTTTGACCGCACCACCGACAAGGGCGCTGTTGCGCGTTATTACCCGATCGAATCAGAACTCGAACCGGCGATGATCTACTTCTGGCTACCTGACTCAGACGTGGAACTTGGACCGGCGCAAACCTACCCGGCTGGCAACGCGCTGTTATCGGCGCGGTTGCTGTTCAACATGGACGGCACGATTGCTACCTACGCGGAGCGCGGGTTCATCCCGCCAACGGTGCTTGGCGCGAAGGGAATGCCTGGTCCGGCTGAGCGAGAGAAGGCGGAGCGCTGGTGGGATAGGTTCTTCAGGGGCAAGACCGACATAGCCGCCAAGATCATCAACACCGAAGCATTGAGCGTGGTCAAGGTTGGCGCGGGCATGGAAGACATCAGGGGCGCATACCCTGAACTGACGAAGCAGATGATAGAGAACATCGCAACTGCGTTTGGCATTCCATCCGGGCTGTTCATGTCCGACATGGCATTTGCAACCGAGATAAAACACCTTATCAAAGTTTGGTATACGACCAGCGCGTTCGTGAAGGTGTATAAGGCAATCGAGACGGGATTCAACGAGCAGGTGCTCAAACCGTGGGGGCTGAAGCTGAAGTTTGACCCGAACGCCATTGACGCGATGCAGGAAGAAGAGATGGAGCGCGCAACCGCGTTCTCGACCTACGTCAACGCTGGCATGCGACCGAGCGTGGCGGCTGAGATGCTTGGCATCGAGTTACCGCAGGGAGTGAAGTTCGCTGACCTCGACGCTGACATGGCGGCGAAACAACAGCGCGAGCAGTTGCTGGCTGAGGCGCAGGCGGCACGGTTCCAACCACAAGAGAAAGAGGAGAAACCGGATGAGAAGGAACCGGATAGAAAAGAAGTAAAGATGACGGACAAGGACGGTAACGAGGGGCGATGGGTAACGATTAACGGAAACCATGTTTTTATTCAGGAAGAACCGGGTGGGCGAGCTGAGGGTGGCGGGATAACTCTCGGAATAAACCAAAGGGATTATCTGGGTGGTCAGTTCTTGCCATATTCTGAACAGCAAAGAATTGATGCGCTTGAGAAGAAGCGACAAGAAAAAGCAAAAGCCTATTTGGAGCGCAAGCAAAGTATTGGACATGGCAAGTGGGAGAAACCACCTGCTGAAAATATGGCTCCAATAGTAAATCATATTGGTCAATTTGGTCAATATGATTTTACAAGCGATACATTTGAAACCGACTTGTCAAAAATAAAAGAATCTTTTATTCCACACCTGCCAAGTAATTATGTTGAACTTGCCATAAGGTATAACAACGGAGAGAGATGGATAGAAGACAATGACTTGCCACATCTCCAAATAATTAATCCTGGAAAATCTGTCACGTTATCCTCCGACCAGATCAAGGAGCTGAACCTGTGGCGACAGATCGCCGAGCGCAACTGGCGCAAGGGCAAGGGGGCGTGCGCCGACTTCGAGGTGAAATCGCTTCCTGAAGACATGGCGGCTGACATCCGCGAGCGCTTGAAATACGTGACTGGCAAAGAGGACATCGGGCAGGCGTTCGAGGTCACGGGAGCGCCAGCGCATCAAGACATCAACGTGGAAGCGCTGAAGATGGTGGCTGACGCGATTAACCGGGCTGTGGACGTAGAGATTAAGGCTACTAACAAGGATGGGGGCGAGGGTCACTGGGTAACGATCAATGGCGACCACGTGTTTATTGACAGCGCAGGCCATCCACAAAACGCGCCGTATCTTAGTGATAATGACGATGTTCCACAAAAAAGAAAAATCTATCAACCCACAGAAAAACAAGAGGAAAAGTGGTCTAAGTTTGAGCCAAAAGAAATGCCAACAGACGAAGAATTTAAGGAGCGCTGGAAAAAGGCACACGGGGGAAAAGAAAGGGGTTGGGGAATGATGAAGCGCGACTGGATACTCTCAAACATGAAAGAAACAAGGGAGTATCAGTTGGGAATTTGGCAGGGGCGGGTAGATAAAGCGAATGGAATACCCTATGTTGAAAAGTCCGAGGTAACAACATACAATCTTGGATATTACCGAGGCTATACGGACTATGAAAGCAATAGACGCGGGTGGACTGAAGAGATGAGGCGTGCGTTTGACGAGCAGTATGTAAACGGGGCTATCATCCCATGATTACCAACAATCGCTCATTTTGTCAAAGCAATCCGGGCAACTTGTTCCAAGACTGGCGCTCATTACCAGCTCTTCAGGAACTGTATGCCCACACGAACATTTTACCAATTTTGGCGTGCGCGATTGTGATAGCAGTATTTTATAGGTCTCTTCTTCCGCGCCTGGCGACAGGATGTCGTCATGGCTGAGTTCACTTATACCAAAACCAGAGAGCTTGTCAGTCATCTTAGTTGTCCTTATCTCCAAATATGTATCGGGCGCGGCGGAGAGCTTTTGTGCGAGAAAGATAACCACCAAGATCAGATACTTTCTTGGCGAACTCCGTGTGGCAACCAGTCAACTCTTTGTCTTTCTTGCTCAACGGACACCGGAATTGATTGGCTGATTCATCCCATTCAGCAACAGCAAAACGGGAGCGGCCTTGACTATCTGTAAATTCGTGAACATATCGGTCAAATTTTGCTTTCATAATGTTCCTCCTGTTATGAATATTATAAGCAATATTGCTTGTGTTGTCAATAGGGAATCCCTATGAAATCCTGGCTGTACACCATCCTTGACGCGATTCCGGCGCTGTGGCGACTGGTGGAGATCAAGACTGAAGCCATGTTTCTGCGCCAGTTGCGCGCCTACTGCCTGCAGTTATTCAGGGGCGAGCTGGGCGAGTTCGCGTGGATACAGGACATGACCGATACCATCGCTGACCAGATGGGCAAGGCGTGGAGAGAAGGGGCGAAAGCGGTTGAGGTAAAGCCTTCAGAGTTCACCAATGAAGACATTGAAGAGTTGAACAAGATCATCGCGGGTGAATACGACTACGTGCTGGCGTTGGGGTCTGACATCCTGGCGCTGAGGCTCATGGGCGGAACGCTTGAGGAGTACCGCACGAAGTTTGCGGGGCGCATCGAAGTGTGGGCGCACCGGTATACCGACGTGGTGAACCAGGCGAAGGTGTGGTTTGGCAAGCGCAAGAAGGTCAAGCTGAAATGG